GAAAATAATAATCCTGAAAGAAAAATGACAAGCAGATTTCAGAATCTAATTTATGGTTTACCGTCAACACTTGGAAATCTTAAAAAATTAGAAGAAGCAGGAAAGCAGGATTTACAGTGGTTTATAACTGAAAAAATAGCTGATACGGTAAATTTTATATTAACATTAGTAGAAAAAAATAAACTTAATGTTTCTATTGATATGATAAAAGATGAAAACAAATTATTTGAAACTCAATTTTCTATAAACTGGGAGAGTCAATTTAATGGCACTTGAAAATAAAACTATTGAAGAAATAAAAGATTTAATTATAACACAATTAGAAGCTGAATTAAATCAAACAATACCAATTTTACCTAAAAATTTTAATAGATTACTTTCAAAAGTATTGGCAGGTGTTTTTATAATTTTATATAAAAAAGCTCAATTTATTTTTTTACAAATGTTTGTTTCTCAGGCTTCATTTGATGAGATTGAAGTTTTAGGAAAAAAAATTATACCACTTGTTGAATGGGGAAAATTACTCGGTATAGGAAATCCTTTTCCTTCTCAACAAACTATTTTAAAATTAAAATTGACAGTTATTTCAATAGGACAGATTTTGCAATCAGGAACACAATTTATATCCAATAATAACGGTTTGATTTATATTACTCAACAAAACTATACTTTATCAACTGGAATATTTTATATTAATGTTATTTGCACAACAGGTGGAACAGAGGGGAATCTTGAAGTTGATCAAATATTAAATATAATAGATAATGAAGGATATATTGACGATGAAGCGATAATTGATGAAATAATACAAGATGGAATTGATTCAGAGTCAGAAGAAGAGTACAGACAAAGAGTTGTAGAACGTTTTCAATTACAACCGCAAGGTGGGGCCTTGGCTGATTATAGAATATGGGCACAAGATGCACCTGGAGTATATCAAACATACATATATACCGGAGATCCTCCATCTAATGTTTTAATTTATGTTGCCGGTGATAATTCAATTTATCCTTATAGGGTGCCTTCTGCTGCACTGTTAATTGAAGTTGGTAATGTATGTACTTATGATCCGGAAACAGGACTTGCAACAAGAAAACCTGTCAACGCTATTATTGATCCTGATTATGATGAAACATATGGTAATGTTTTGCCTATTGATCCTCATTTTTTTGACGTTACAGTTTTTAATTTAGAAGCTGAAGATTTGCCTTATGTAAAAAACTTAATACAGCAAAGTCTTAATTCTTATTTTTTTGAACGTGAACCATTTATAAAAGGACTTTCACTTTTACCAATTAAAAATAAAATCTCACAGGCTGCAATAATAGGGTTAATTTTTGATATTGTGAATGTAAATAATGGAAGTTTTAGTGGTGCAAATTTAATATTGAGCGGTAGTTTAGTTCCTATTGAATCATATACTCTTGGAGAGGGAGAACTTGCTGTATTTAATATTTTAACATATACGAGTTTATAATATGAGTTTTGATGAAAAGTTTTTTAAAATAATAAAATTACTTTTACCTAAAAATAGAAATTTCATTATTTATTTAGAAAAACAATTAAGTCAATTTTTTAAAGCATTAACTTCAATTCCGAGTGATTTTAAAAATTATTTAGAAAATATTTTTTTTGATATATTCCCAAGTACTACAAGATTTTTAGATTTATGGAAAGATGAGTTTGGTTTTTCTGATTTTCCACCATTTACGAGTCAAAAAAGAGAAGCTATTGACGGAGAATGGAAATCAATTGGAGGTCAAGGAAAAGATTATATTCAACAAGTTTTAAGGGATGCAGGTTTTGATGTTTATGTGCATGAAAATATACCTCCGGTTGATCCTGATTTATTTTTGAGTTCAGTACCTATTATGGTTTGTGGTGGATTTAATGCGTATTGTGGCAGATCAGATGCTTTTGCGGGAAAAACAGGCGGTGATTTACTCGTAAATGGTCCAATTTATACTAATGAAGTAAGTATTTTATCTGTCGCAGGTGAAGAAAATATGGTTTGTGGAAATATATATGCTAAATGCAGATATTTTGAAAGCATGAAATTAACAGATAAAACATATTTTATACCTAATAATTCTGATTATTGGGGATTTTTCTTTTTTATTGGAGGTCCAGCTACAAGAAATATAAATCATGAACTTGAAACAATAGATACTGCATTTATTCCAGCAGAAAGAAAAGAAGAGTTTAAAAAATTGATTTTAAAATTAAAACCTGCTCAAACATGGGTTGGTTTAATAGTGTCATACGTTTAAGGAGTTTTTTATGTTAGATATATCAACGATATTCGCAAACTATCTGGGAAGTTTTCCTAATTTTCTTGCTAAAGATTCATCAGGAGCTTTTACAAATGATGGAACAGAGTTTATTTCCGAATTAGTTAATGACTATATGTGGGGGCCTGCGCAAGCTTTATTGGATTATACGGGACAAACTCCGAATGGAATTTTAGAAAGTCCGGGTAACTCTCAAATATTAGAAGGACTAAGACGAGCGTTTTCTTATCCCGGGGAAATATTTGCAGCAGCCTGGAATGAAGATCCTTCCTTGCTCGGAATAAGAGCAATAAAATTGATAGGTCAAGGTATTTTACGTACTTCATATCCTGAGCTTGACGCTGCTGTTTATTGTGGAGATGGCAATAATGGAACTGCATCAGCTTTTTATCATGCCGACGATGCTGCAGGTACTATACGTAATACTGCAGGTATATATTTAATTTTACCGGATGTAAGGGGCCAGGTTATACGAAGTCTTGATCTTGCAGGAGTAGTAGATCCTGATGGGCCAGGTAGAGATTTAGGAAGTATACAGGGATTTGCAATTGAAAATTTTACTGGATCCTTGGAATTTGTAGCAAGAAGCGACGGAACACCAATGGCCGGTAATGGATTAGGTGTACTTGATTATGTTAATGGAATTGCAATAACTGATACAGTTACAAGATCACCTACAACGCAACAAACAGATACCATGACTTTTGATGCTTCTGGAGATGCGACTACAAGTACAGAAACACGTATGACTAATATTGCATTTGATTTATTTATAAGATATTAGGAGGTAATTATGTATATAGCATACATTCAAATGATAGACGGTTTACAAATTGTTACCGGAGTTGATAAAAAACAAATTGATCAGGAAGAAACAAAAAAAATTGTAAAAGATTTATTGCTTGAAACTTCGGAGTTTAAATCTGTTATTTCTATTTTTGATAAAATAAAAAGTTATAAACAACTAAATAATAAATTATTAAAAAATGAATATGAAATATATAAATCTGTTACTATTGAAAAAAATATAGCAGAAATATCAGATAGTGATTTAAATAGTCAACAAAAAAAATTAGTTAATGATTATAGAACTGGAAGAGATTTTAATTTTTCTCAAATAAAAGATTTGAAAGTACAATTAGAAACTTTAGATAAAAATTTAAAATTAAAACAAAAAGAACTTTTATTAACAAATGCAGTTTATCAAGAAACTGCTTATAATCAAATTGATTTGTCAGAAAATCAGTATGATGATTTTAAAATAAAACTTATAAATATAAGAGGAAAAAATCAATTTTTACTTTCTGATGGAAATATTATCGATGACAATAGGAAAAAAATATACTGGCTTAAAAATGAAAAATGGGAAAAACGAATTATACAATTTTTGACAGACATTATTGATCCTGCTGAGATTTTAGAAAGTGAATTGACTACCGAACAAAGAAATGAAATAATTGTTCAGCTTGAAAAAGATAGAATTGCAGCGTTAACATTAACCGAAAAGGAAGAAGAAAAAAATAATGTTTTAGCTGGATTACTTAGAGAAGCTTCTATCATGAAATCGGAATTGGAAATTCTTGAAGATCCAGACGCTTTGCAAAAATCACAGGATTGGTATAATACAGAAGTTTTAAAGGTTGAGGAAAAGTACGGTTAACTTGATTTTGATAATTTTTTTAATTCTTTTTTAATTCTTTTTATTTGTTTTTTATTTCTTTTGTCTACCATTTCGTAAAAATTATTATATTCTGTTGCTAATACAAGTTCTTTTTCTTCTATTACTAATGGTTCAACTGATTTAAACTCTGAGCAATTACCATTTATTAACTTTATATCAGCATATCTTTTTACAACTGCAAATCCAACAATACTTTCTATTGAATAATAAGGTTTTTCTTTTTCTTTATAAAAAGCAATAAATCTATCGGTAAAAAATATATTTTTTATATATGGAAAATTTCCATATTTTATTGTTTTTTTTGAATAGACATTTTGTTTTGTTTGTTTATCATAAAACTCTATCATATTATATTCCTTTGTTTTAATAATTTTCTCATTTGAGAGTTGTAAATATTTTGTGCATCTGCAACCGGTTGCTTTAGTGCCGGTTTTAATGATTCTGTTCTTTTTATGTGTGCGGTTTTTTGTGAGACGTTATAAAGATGTTTTTTCCTGAATCTTATATTATTACCACGCTTAGAAAATGAAGTTACCATATAAATATTATCATCATACTTTAGATAAAACTTTTTATTGTATGCCACATAACCTCTTGCGACTGTTTGGGCTTTTCTACTTTTGAATCGTTTTTTATATTTTCCTCTTACTGTTCTGTTTTTTATCAATCTTAAATAATGACTACGTGATACTATTCTTCTTCTTGATCCTCCCCTTGCTTCAGGTTGAGGTATTGCCAAGTGTGATCCTCTTTTAGATATTCTTCTTTCAGCGTTTTCATGGGTTTTTAAGTAGCTTGCTTTATCTGTTGCGCCTGCCCTTGTAACCATAGTTGATATATTTTCTGATTCTGTTTTTTCGTATCTTATATTTCTTACTGTCCAATTATTGCGAAGTATAAAATTATTTTCCACCTCTTTGGCAAAGTTTTTACGGGTTATAGCAGCTATAATATTGAGTGTGTTTTTTGCAGCTATGTTTGATGCTTTTTGTAAATCCATAAAACCACGGTTGAATTTTTCATAATCAATATCAAGTTTAATTTCCATTTATTTTACTATCTGAATTAAAAATTATTTCACAAGTTATAATTTTTATTTCTACTGGTAATTGTATTGTTATTTTATCTTTTTTTACTGACAATATTTTTCCACCGTTTTCTATAATTTTATGAAAATCACTAAGACTCATGTTAACTCCTTCCATAACGGAACAGCCGGGACTCGAACCCGGAA